GGACCCGCAGGGATTGGGTGCTTTTTTGTCCAACGTCCATAACCGAATGTCCAAGTCCCAAGGTCGCCGCCTGAAACGTCTGTGCGTATCCACGGCTTCCCCTCGTCATCCACGCCGGGGATGTCGGGGCCATAGTTGAAGCCGATGCCAAGATTGCCGGGGATCGTTCCGAATGCTCCGGTGAAAATATCTATGATCAGTTGCGCCCAAGTTGAGAAGCAGTACCCGGGAGGCAAACTCCCAGGCGTCAGTGGAATTGTTGTTTGGGGTGGCATTTACTCGGATGAATAGTTGAATATCGGAACGTCGCACCCAGTAACCGATTGGCACGGCCCTTCGCCGCGACACTCGCCAAGCGGACTTTCCTCGACCCAATGCGCGTGTAGGACGAGCTTCTTGATGCGACAATAACCTTCGATCGTCTGTCTCACCTGAAACTCGAATCCCAAATTGAACGGCTTATCCACGTCAGCCTCGCAAGAATCGGGAGGCTGAGGGAATCGCATATCGGGCCGATATTGCAAACGATGCTGCTTTGGCCCGGTCTGGGGTTGCCCGCACGGAGGCGTAGCGCAGTCTTGAAAAGTCGAACACTCACTCCAGGCAGTCCAGTCCAGCCAAAGCGGGTAGCTGTCGGGTCGAAATTGGAGATTGAACGTCACCGGACCATAAAGCTCGTCAACTGATTGCTGGCCGGTCATCAATCGTTTCAAACCAAGGCCAGCATCATTGAATCGTAGCGAGCGATCCTCGTGCGACCAGACGATGCGCCGGGATTGGTTGTCCTGCTTATCCGCGCGGCTCAATTCCCAAAGCTCAATCTTGTTGGCGTTTGACAGCGTGAACATGAAGCAACGCTCGGTCTTGTTGACGGTTGCCGTCAGGATTTGGAGAATCTTCAATCCCGTCCATACGCCATTCCAGGCCGGAGGCGATTGGCGACCAATCCCCGCGACGGTCGAAAAATCAAGGGCAGTAAGTCCGCGGAAATAAGTGCCGTGCGTTGTCCAGACCGGACTTAGAGTTGTGAGCAACCTGTTATCAAAATGTACCGCACTCGCGTGGCTCAGCGTGCTTTGCTGGTCGAATTCGAGGATGGGCCGCATCTCGTCTGACATACCGCTGTTCGCCCAAGTGTTCTGACCGGATAATTGGAAGTTGCGTCGAGCGACTATAAAGCTGCGAATGTCGATTAGCGAGCGAAACCACAAATCCGAATTCACCTGCGCGACGACATTCTGATTCACTGGGCCAGCGCCGATCATGGAGACGGTTTCGATGGGGTATGTCACCAGCTTCCAGATCGCGCGGTCGATAGGCGCATTGATCGAGAACGCTTCTGTCTCGGTGAATATCATCAATGGCCCCTGGCCGGTCGACGTGTCCAGCACCGCGATCGGAACGATAGCCGTGATCTGCCCCGCGGAGTCTGGTATCGAGAACGCCCCGCCCGTAGCGAGCAGAGCATTCTCGGTCATTTTAAGGACCGCATCGCGGTAATTGTAAGTTGCCGTTCCGCTCGGACCATAAACCAGATCGCCAGCAACGAATTGATGCCGATCCGGTGATGCGATCCAAATTCTTCCTCTGACATAAGACATGACCGTGCCTACTGGAATCTCGTTCGGTGCTGCACGTCGAGCGGTGGCACCATCAAAAATGTATGGCGAACTCACCCCGTTCTGTTTAAGGAAGAATTGTTCGGCCTGAACCATCCAGGAGTACTCGATCAGAGACGAATCAGGATCGCCAGGAATCGTTATGTCCTGCACATTGAATTGATTGGCGATGTCGATTTTGAACATGCGCCCGCCGATGGCGGCCATCAACACATCATTGCCGGACGCAGTTCGGTACGAATGCGCCCCTTGAAATTTGGCATCCTCAAAGAGCGCCGGATCAACGCCTGGGAAACGAAGCACTCGTTTGTTCACACCTGGACGCGGCTTGATGTAGCCACCGCGCATCTGGGCATTGACTGCTGCGGCTACCTGCGTCGATTTGATGAGGGAGGGCGCAAGACCAGAATCAACGCCCGACTCAAGAGTGGTGAAGCCGTCAGTCAACCGCCTTGGATCGCGCGTAGCCATTAGTCAAATTTGTCCCCGAACACCCACAGTCTCACGCTCTGTCCAGCAGCGAGCACGTAAATCGCATCCATTTGAAGATAGAGAGCACCGGACAGCACCAGATAGGCCAATGGGAATGCGGCCAAGGTCAATTCTTTCCATGAAATCGTTTGCGCCATACTGTTCAAATCCTGGCCTGGACCAACGATAATATTTCCGCTGCCACCGGGACCGCTGTGGATAGTCAACAGCACCAGACTTGGCGCATAGGTGATGCCTTCCGCGATTATGGATGAGATGCGACATCGGATCGAACTGAGTGCGATAAGTTGGTCGGTGTTAATGCCTAAATCAATCGTGGCAGATCCAAGCAATCCTTGCCGTGGAAGATAAATGGCCGTTGGGACGCCAGCGGGACCGGCAGGCCCAGCAGGGCCAACGGCTCCGGCAGGACCGACAGGACCGGCGATACCCTGTGGCCCAGGAGGACCAGGAGGGCCATCGACACCGATAGCCCCGGTTGGACCGGGAGGCCCAACGCCGATCGGACCTTCAGGGCCGGCAGGCGTGAGCTTCGCCCCGCTCGGAATCACCGTGCCTGCATCTACGTTGTTTGGATATGCGCCCATTTCACTGCTCCCAAACGGTGATCCATGCCACCTGGCCAACCACACCGGAATTAACATTGATGACCAGGGAATCCCCAGGAAACAGGATTGGATTCAAAGCCGAATCGCCACTGGCTTGAGCGCCGACTGTACTCACGCCATATCGTGAATTGATGTCCTCTATCTGTCCGCTTGGAATCAAGTAAATCGTTTTTACGACCGTAGTCGCCGCCGTGCCGTTATAGTATTGAAGAGTTTGCTGCAAGGATGCCCCAGGAGGCAAATAAGCAACCGCGTAGGTGTTCGCTGGAACGGTGTAGAGCGTATTGTCCCCATTGGATAATTCCAAATTTCTATAAGAGCGCAATGGAATAGAATTGGTAAATATCAAACCCGTTATGTCCGCTCTTTGCGCGTTGGTGGAAGTGTGAATTACCACCGTCTCGTTTTGCTCGTAAACAAATGCGCTGAATAATAACGTGCTGCCGTTTGTGCCGATGGTGGTTGAGGCTCGCAGTTGGGTAGTGACGCCGTTTGTAAGCACCGACACCCAAATGGTAGAGATATTGGTCGGCATGATTATCGCTCGAATCGGAATGAACCTGTACCCGGCAGGAATGGTCAGAACGCTATAGTCCCCTGACGGAATGTTCCTGGCATAAACATTGGTGACATACGCCAAGCTGCCGTTAGGAACGCGCGAATAAAACGTCTGAGACCCGATCGGCAAACCGTTCAATGTGAGCAATCCCTGAACCGATGCATCACCGGAAACGGTCGTGCCGCTGGCCGCTATCTCTACAACGTTGCTGCCATTGACACGCAGACGAATAGAGAAAGGCCCGACTGCATCAAACGTCAGGTTGGTGTTAGCCACTACGAGCTTATCCGAATAACCCTGAATTGACGGCCCGGCAGGACCGCCTTCGGAAAGGTTCAGCAATATGTCGCCGGTGATGTTCGTGTGAAAGATGCTGAAAAATCCAAGCGTCGGCTCGAAGAGAAAACCGTTGGTATAAACCAATCCCGTTGCAACGAATTTGCCGCTTGGGAAATCAAAGTAAGGGATCGCGCCGGCCACGATGTCGGCGTCGAATGTGTTCGTCGTGAAAACGTTCCTCAGAATCGGCATGATTTGCGCCCGACAATTCAAGGACAGCACAACCAGCAGAATGATTTGAAAAAGGGTTCTCATGTGCCAGCGATGCTTAGTTCCCAGCCGGTGCTGCTGGTTCCGTCGCCTGTCTTGTACCACAACGCGCCAAGTGCGGTGTAGAAAATGGCTGGCCTTGTCGCCGTTTGCACGCCGTTGGGATCGCCCACGCCAAAGAATACCTGCGTCACGC